TAGTTAATTTGCTAAAGGATTTTTATTCCCATCCTCTAGCTTTTCAATATCAATAAGTATTCTTTCTACACTATTGGTCAGACCAGCGATAGATGCTTTCATATTAGAGAGTTTATCGTTGTTATCAGGAATCTCTATACCATCAATTTCTTTTTCTAAATACTCTACTGAAGTTTCAATAGTCGCAAACCTTTGTTCTATGACTTGTTGGGCATCTTCTGTTTCACCTAGACCCCCTATTTTCTTCTCTAAGTTCTCCAGTCTATTAACGTAACCTGCCCCCGCATAACCGAATCCTGCCAAGGTACTTACGATAGTCGCTAAAGCGATTAATTGCCCTGCTTTTGATTTAAACCATTCCATATTCTTCTCCTATAAATTAGGTTGTTGATTAATTAAACTTTGCATAGTATTAATGTTTGTTCTTGCTAATCCATAAAACGCTTCTATGTTATCTGAAATTGTGACATCTGCATAGATTGCCTTTGTCTCGTACCAAGTCTCCTGTTGTGGAATCTGTACTTCTTTATAAGCATCAAACCCTGGAACGTAGCCCATAAAAGCTACTAAAGTAGATTGATCTCCGTATTCTCCTGTTTCTTCTTGGGTGGATTGTCCTGCTTCTTGTTGTTCTTTAATATTATCAGCAACTATTTGGTCAGCTATCTGGTCGGCCTCTGATGCGGTCATCACACCTCCGACAGCAGTATCAATTTCACCTTGCATATCGGTTACTTGCACATCTGCCATTACCACTTGTGGGTTTGAATCAAATATCGGCATTGGAGTTATTATTGTAGTCACATTACTCACTGTCTGAGTGCTTCCGCCCGTTCCGCTAGTTGAACCCATATCCTGACTTAAACTTAAAACTGTGTTGGTTTGTACTTGAGCAGTTTGTATTTGATCTGAGATACTAGGAGAACTGCTAGTGGAAAATCCACCCCCCGAAGCTGCACTGGCTACTGCTGTTGTCGTTGTATTGCCTGCGGTGCTGCTAACAACAGAACCTCCACTACTGTTATAACTACCACTTGATCCACTTGTGCTAGTGCCCCAACCTGATCCACGAGTTGATGTACGGGCCGTAGTTCCTGAAACACTATTAGAAGCCGTTTGAATAGTGCTGGCTACTACGTTTAATTGGCTAGCAGTAATTCCACCACTTCTTTCTGCTCTTTCTTCTAATATTTCTTCTTCTGCTTCAGCTAATCTTTCTTCTTCTATTTCTTCAAAGAGTTCTTCTACTACTTCTTCTAATACTTCTTCTACTTCCTCTGTACTTTCTTCTTCAGCCAGTAATTCTTCTTCTATTCTTTCTTCTTCTATCTGTTCCTGTTCTTCTTCGTACCATTCATCAAGTTCTTCAACGCTTTCAAATTCTATGTAAGCATCTAAATCCTCGTAGTCTTCTGTTAATACAGTTTCATGGAGAATAAAATCTTCTATAAGTTCTTCGCTGGTATCAAAAGGCAAAGGATCGTATTCAATTTCATCGTAAGAAACTAAATAAATTTCTTCTTCTGCCCATGTTGCTTCTTGTTCTAAATCATATACTTCCATACCATCGTCAATGGCTGTCCAATATTCTTCTTCATTCACAGTTCCGTATTCGATATAGCCATCATTAGAAAACTCTACTTCGTTTCCGTACCATTCATCTACTTGTTCTTGACCAAACTGTTCTATGTCAAGTTCGTACCAATCAGCATCGGTAAAGTCTGCACAATTATTTTCGTAACAGGGATCATAAGGGTCTAGCCACTCATCGTACTCTTCGTCATACCACATATCATCTTGGGTAAAACCATAATCTGTCTCTTCCACATAATAAGCAACAGAGGCTTCTTGTGTGTAGCCTGCACAGGAAGGGGAGTATTGAGGGTCATCTTCACATTGTTGGTCATCATAAGCACTCCAATAGGAAGGACACTCCTGACTGTAAAGCTGAGTTATATTGCATTGTTGTGTTAAAAAAGCTGCTGTATAACCAGTACAATCCTCATCATATAAAGAATTTAATGCACATTGTTGAGCCAGATAAGCTGCTGCATAACCAGAACAGTTAACTGAAGTCAAAGGAGTAGTTGCACATAATGATTGATTAGTGCCATCACCGTATAAAGAACCACCACCTTCAAGTAAAGTATTACTGGCCGTACTGTTCCAATTAGTGTTAACACATGTGCCAGCAACATTAGTTGTGCCTGTGCTACATTCATCGTGATAAAGGTACGTGTAAATTTGTGAGGCACTACCTTGTTCTCCTATCAAAACATCATGGTTAATAATATCCAGTTCGCCATAGCGGAACTCATAGGTGTCATTAGGGTATAACCAGACTTCAAAACTGTTATCGGAATTAGCACGATTGTATTCTCTCAGGTTATACCAACCAAAAATAGTATAATCATCAAAGGCTTTGGCTCTCATAGCTGAACCGTTATCTTTTATTAAATCAGTCCAAAAAGGATAAAGGGTGTAGGTTACTTCTGGTAATGGATCTGGTGTGTAGTCACTACAATAAGCACCACTTGTTTTAAAGTGCAGACAACCATTAGTTGCCATTCTAGCTTGAGTAAAAGACTGACCATAAAAATCAAAAGTAAATCCTATATTAAATGCTCCAGATACTGCATCGTCATTTGAACCTAATCCTGTTGAACCTGTTGTGTTCGTTTGTAAGTCGTATAAAGACTGGTTCGCTTCATAGATGTAATCTGCTTTGGTATTAAAAGATAAAAATAAAACTGTAATTCCTAGAATTACCATACCCAATACAACAAACCATTCTGCTTTATATTCTGGGTCTGGTTTCTTAGCCCACATTATTCCATTCTTTTTTACACTGCTTTGTGGTCTTGGTGCTTTTCGTTAGAACTTTTCTTACTCCACTTACAACATCTTTGTTGTAGTTTGTATCATTAGGGTTCAATCCTTTTTTACACTGTTTAATCCAATTAGCTTTGTATTCTTTAGCGTCTGGTCTTTGAGAAGGATTAGATTTCCAACCATTTGCAGCCTCTTTACCTATTTTACCCATATAAGGGCAAGGAGTACCTGCCATTTCCATCGCTTGAAATACCCTAGCATCTTGACAAAGCACAGAAACTGCTGCAACTTTCATACCCATATCGTATATGTATTTACTAAGTTTAAGTCTTTCACAATTTTGATCTGTAACTGTTCTGCCACCAGATATACCAAACACCTGTCCTTGGAACGCTCCTGACCGCCCTACGGTGCATAAGTCTTGTGAATAAGACATGATACTAGGAGCAATCGCAGAAGCGGGGGGTGCTTTGCTAGTTATCTCTTGCTTTATAGTCTGCGTTGAATTGTTTTCATTAATATTCCGATTCGTATTGTCGCTGACTGTGTTGTTGTTATTCGTGTTGGTGTTATCCGTTTCTACCTTTGAATCAGACGTTGATTGATTCACGTTGGTATTAGTATTGGTATTTGTATTGTCCGAAGTGCTGGTGCTGTTATTTGTATTGGTGTTGTTATTTGTATTGCTACTGGTATTGGTATTCGTATTATTCGTGGTACTTGTATTATTTGAATTAACTGTACTGTTGACTGTGCTGTTATTAGTAGATGTATTTACATTCGTATTGGTCGCTGTTGAATTATTTGTGTTCGTATTAGTAGCAGTCGACGTGTTGTTGTTCGTATTGGTCGCGGAACTGGTGTTTACGTTGGTGTTATTACTTGTATTTGAATTGACGTTAGTGTTGGCATTTGTATTTGTTGCTGTTGTCGTTGTCGTGTTCGTGTTGACATTAGTATTGGCATTTGTGTTATTTGCTGTACTGGTAGTCGTTGTGGTATTGGTGTTTGTGTTGGTATTCGTATTGACGTTAGTGTTGTTGGTTGTGGTGTTGTTAGTTGTGTCTAACGAGTTTTGTTCACAATACTGAGTCCCCGCAGTACAATCTGGGTTTTCAGGTTCGTTGTCTGCCGCCCCTAATAACCCTATAAAAAGCAAAACTGCTATAAAGGTTATTTTTTGTTTCATTACTTCTCTCCGCCTTTGACTCTGTATAAGTAAGGTAGTATTTTTTATTATACATCATTCAAACCAATTGCGAACTTCACCAAGAACTTCATTACTAATCTTCACTTTACTTAATAAATTTTTAAGTATTTGCTCATCAACAGTTCCCTCAGAAACTAAATCTACGTAAGTGCAACTGTGCTCTTGTCCGATCCTGTGTATTCTATCCTCGGCTTGCACTCTTAGTTCTAGGTCGTAGGAATTTGAATAAAAGATCATGGTGCTTGCCCCGGTTAATGTAATACCACGGCCTCCTGTTTGCGGATTGGATACAAAATATCTTAGTTCACTTTCCGGTTCTTGAAACTTATTAATAATCTTTTGTCGTTCGTCCTGCGGTGTCTTACCGTAATAAGAAGCTACAACACCGACACCAAATTTCTTTGCTATGGCTTTTTCCAGCTCTTGAATGTCCGTTTGAAATACAGCAAAGATAACCACCTTCCCGGACGTTTCTTCTAGCAAATCTAATACTGTTTGAACCCTGTTGTTCTTTAAAATAATCGTTTCTCCTGTTTCGGAACTACGAAGACTTCCTGCTACTACTTGCTGTAGCCTCATTAATTGAGTAAGCACATTCATGGTAGAGAAAAGTTCATCTTCTAATATCATCAAAGCTTCTCTTTTCATGGTTCTGTACACAGCCTGTTGTTCAGGAGTAAGCTCAACCATCCTGCGAGTGTAGACCTTTGGTGGGAGATCTAAACATTCTTCCTTACGCCTTCTTATTGAAAAGTCTTTAATGCTTTCCTGCAATTCGTCCAGCTTTTGAAACCCCATTACCTGTTGGAAAGCGTGCCTTCCCATTTGTCTTGATTGCGTAATTGCATACCTAGCTTGAAAAGCATAGAAGCTACTGAACCCCAACAAATTAGGAGAAAGAAAATAACATTGAGAGTACAAATCAAGAGGAGCCTTAGTAATAGGAAACCCGGTAAGAATTCTTCTGTAGTCTGCTAACGGTCCTAATTTAATTAAATGTTTAGTGCGCTTTGCTTTAGGATTTTTAATAGTGGTTGATTCGTCAATAGCCATCATTGCATCGTGAGTTACTAAAAATTCTTCTACGTGTGTGCAGGCTTTGACAGTAGCAAAAGCTTCAACATTAACTAAGAGTATATTTAAAGTCCCGGTACTATCTTTCTGGACCATATCTTTAAAGGCCTTGGTCCATCGTTGCGTGTGGTTGGGTTGCCAGACCAATACATTTCGTTTAATTCTTTCCGGTAAATGCCTGCTTATTTCATTGCTGTCCCAATTGTTTAAATTACCTTTAGGAGAGACTATAAGTAGTCCAGATATTTTTCCTTCTTCAAATAACATACCCGCGTTATCTAGGAGAATTTTAGATTTTCCTAGACCCATTTCCAAAAATAATGCAAATAGGTTACGATGTGCGCTCGACTTTAAAGTATCAAGTTGATGTTGGTAGGGGTCGCTCTTAAATTCATAGTTCTTCAGTTTCATAAGTTATGTCCTTTGTTCTTCGTTATGGGTCTTGCAATCTATTATATAGATGGTATAGTGCTCTTGCAACTTTGAGTTGATAATGACAGAAAGAACAGAAAACGGACGAACAACTAAACTACAAATTGAAGTGTTTTTAGACAGCAATACAAGCGATTACTTTATTGATGTTACGGACCCCACGGATAGGCTAAATGTTCCTTACACAATCGGAGCCTTTCTGTCTCTTGATGAAGCTTTACGCTACGTGTACACCACCCTTGATAAGCCCACTGGGTTAATTGAAGTAGTGGACGTAGTAAAAGGAGACATTACATTTTCTTTAGACATGAGCAGAGCAAAAGAAATGTATAAAGAAATAGAGCAACTCAGTTCTAGCCCAGAAAAAAACAACGTAATAGATATAAGGAGTAAACGTGACGAAGATAAATGACCTATTTGAAGAAAGTACAACTAAAGCTGTTGAAGAAATTGACGATTCTTCGATTGAAGCTCTCAGTCAGCTATGCAATAAACTCCTCAGAGTGGAAGGTGAGATTGGTAATGTTGAAGAAAGACTTAAAAGACTTAAGGACCAACAGAGAGAACTCTCGGAACAGCTAATCCCCGACAAGCTAACTCAGCTAGGGGTGTCAGACATTAAATTAAATGACGGGTCGCGTATTTCCGCGGACCCTTTTTACAGCGCTCGTATTTCAGTGGACAACACTGAAGCAGCCCACGGTTGGTTACGAGATAACGGACACGGCGACATAATAAAGAACACTCTTACTTTGACTTTTGGTCAAGGCGAGGATGCTGTCGCAAAAGAATTGGGGGAACTACTGGCTTCTAAAGGGCACTTGCCTGAAAAGAAAGCAGCGGTTCATCCAAGCACCCTGAAAGCATTTGTCAAAGAACAAATAGAATCAGGTAACGGTGCGTTTGACCAAGACATACAGAAAAAGTTTTCTGTGTATCAAGGCAAGCGCACTAAAATTAATCGTTGAACGAAGAAAGAAGGAGTAAAGAAATGGCAACGAAGAAAAATAGTGGGACGGATATAACGTCCCTTTTTGAAAACATCGAAGAAAAAGGTTTCGGAGATGTGGGAGCGGAAGATCTTAAGACTCCGCGTATCAGTATAGTACAGGCTATGTCTCCGCAAAGACAGAAAACCAGCCCCGACTATAATGCAGACGCAGAGGAAGGAGACATCTTCTATTCAGGTAACAACACTTGTGTAAACGGCGACGAAGGTCTGCTGTTTTTACCGGTCTACTATAACAAAACTCTAGTTGAGTGGCGTTTGCGTGAGAAAGGTGGTGGCCTTGTTACAGTGCATCCTGCTGAATCGGATCTTTTGAATCGTTGCATACGCGACAGTCAAGGTAGGCTAGTAACACCAGGAGGGGATACCCAACTGACTACTACTGCCAATCATTATGGCTTCGCGCTCGTTGATGACACACCTCAAAGATGTGTTATTAATGCAACGGGATCGCAACTTAAGCACTCGCGCGCTTGGAACACTTTGATCCAAGGGACTAAACTGCAAGGCAGTAAGGGGTTATACACTCCGCCTGCCTATTCTCATTGGTATAGTCTTAAAACGCAGGTGGAATCTAACGATCGTGGATCGTGGTACAGTTATAGTATTACGCAGGAGCGGGTGTTAGGTGCAAAGGAAACCGATCTCTTTAGAGACGCGGAAGAATTTTCTAAGTTCTGTTCCGCTGGTGGCATGGACCAATTACAGGGCCCTAAAACTGTCGCCATAGATAATAAGTCCGAATCCAACAAGGATTGGGAAGATTAATCTAACCGGGTAGCACCCCGCAACTTTTATTGTAGGGTGCTGCTCACCTTTAGGTAGCTATGGAAGAAACCGCAAAGAAGTTCATGGATGTATTCTCCGGCTTGGAGAGAGCGCATGGCGTATATGAAATAACCGGGCAGAAAAATACTGCTAAAGGTATTAAAAGAGACGGTAGGGGTCGTACTTTACAGGAGCCTCTTACTTTGGATCTTTGGAAACAGCACTTAACAGGGAAAATGTCTATCGGTGTTGTGCCTTTAAAGGACGACGAGACCTGCAAGTGGGGGTGCATTGACGTAGACGAGTACCCAATAAACACAGAAGCTATTCTGGCTACTATTAAAGAGATGTCACTACCGTTAGTTCCTTGCATGACTAAATCGGGCGGGGTGCATTTATTTTTATTTACAAAACAACCAATACCCGCGTATAAAATGCAGGGCAAGTTAGAAGAAATAGCGGCCGCAATGGGCAGGACAGGAGATGAAATATTTCCTAAGCAATACGAATGGTCAAAACAATTACCAAAAGAAAAACAGACAGGCAACTGGTTAAACATGCCTTATTTCGCAGGCGAAGACACTACTCGATACGCTTTAGATAAAGACGGCGAAGCTGCTGGGATAGAAGAATTTTTTGAGATCGTTGAAAAACAATCCATTACAGAAGCAAAATTAGATTCTTTCCTTCCGTTTAAGAAAAGCAGGAAGAAACAAGTGGTTAAAGGAGACTCTCTTTGGGATGAAGCTCCTCCTTGTTTAGTACACATGAAGTTAAACGGCATACCAGAAGGAATGCGTAATAACGCTTTGTTGAACTACGGGGTATTAATGCGAAAGGCTTATCCAGAAGGAGAAGAGTGGAAGGATAAATTACAAGAAATAAACAATTCCGTTTGTGCCAAGCCTTTATCACACAGTGAGCTAAACACAATCATACAAAGTCTTGAGAAAACAGAATATCGTTATCAGTGCAACAAACAACCGTTAGTTGATTTTTGCCAAAGCGGTATCTGTGTTACAAGGCGTCACGGAATAGACTCTTCTGAAAGAGACCCGAATTTTGGTGGGCTACGAAAGTACCTTACCGATCCTCCGCTGTGGCACTTAGATGTGGACGGGCAAACAATTGTGTTGGACACAAAACAACTGCATAACTTTTCTATGTTCCAACAAAGGTGCATGGAAGTATTAAATATCTGTCCCCCTGATGTAAAGAAGTCAGACTGGGTGTCGCGTTTGAATAGCTTGTTGCAAGAAGTACAAGAAGTGGATGTCCCGTCCGACATGACTAAACAAGGCTTACTGCAAGGCGCAGTGTATGAGTTCTGTAGATTAGCGGAGTCAAGTTCACGTTTGGCTGTGGTATCCAATGGAGTTTACAGGCATGAAGAGGATGGCTGTAACGAATGGTGGTTTACCGGTAGAGATGCTGTCATATTTATACAAGAATTTAAGAAGATGAGAACCATCAAAGAAGCAGAAGTCTTTACGGAACTTAAAGCAATGGGTGCTGTTAATTTGCCAAAGTGGGTAGACAAAGCAATTGGAAATAAAAAGTTATGGGTACTAGATATAGCAGAAATAGATGATGACGCCATATCTTCAGAGGAGTTTAGAATTACTGAGGAGGCAAAGGCATGGGAATAAGTGTAGAAGAAATATCGACGTACATAGAAGAACAGGGCATGGAGGGCGTTTTATTGGCTGATGGACTAGAGGATGCGTTTATAGGTGTATCGTGCGGCTTTGGGCCTAATAAGGCTATTTATGACTGGGATAAATGCGTAGAGGTGTTTATGAACAGAGACGGAATGACCTATGAGGAAGCAGTGGAGTGGATAGATTATAATGTAACAGGGGCTTACGTCGGCGAACAGACCCCAGAATTTATATTTTTATATGACAAACGTAGTTAAATATTTTGGCCCTCCTGGTACAGGAAAGACCACAACTTTAATGGGCATTATTGAAAAGTATCTTGATGAAGGTACGCCTCCTGAAAAAATAGCTTTTATATCTTTTTCAGTTAAAGCTGCTGAAGAAGGCAAGAACAGAGCGCACTTACGTTTTGGTTTAGGTTTTGATGAGATGCCATACTTTTGTACCAGTCATGCTTTCTGTAAACGCATCATGGGTATATCGCAAGTCATGGATGGTAAAGACGTAATCGAGTTCTTAAAAGAATACGAATTTACGCTTAGTAAAAATCATGGCGTTGGTCCTAAAGCGGTTAGGTCCGTGGTCCAAGATCCCTATTTCGATATCATAGAACGCGCAAAAACCAACTGTCATTCTCTTAAGGATGAGCGTTTGTCCTTAGATCAGGAGCAGAGAAAAGGCGTAGCCAGTCACATGTTAGAGCCCATTGCAGAGTCGTGGGAAAAGTTTCGTTTGTCACGAGTGCCCCCGGTGTATTCGTTTGCAGACATGATTAATAAGTTCTTGGTCGACGGTACGCCACCAGAGCTGGATGTACTTATTGTTGATGAAGCTCAGGATTTAGCAGAACTTAACTGGAGATTGGTGGAGAAATTAGCGCAAAATGCCGGTAAGGTGTACATAGCAGGGGACGATGACCAAGCGATCTACGAATGGAACGGAGCAAAACCGCAACGTTTTGTCGAATACGTTGGAGAGAAAATAGTGTTGGATCAATCTTACCGTGTGCCCTCGTTGGTGCATCCGATAGCAGAAAGAATTTCGGAGCGCATCATAAACAGAGAGCCAAAGATTTATAAACCGCGAAAAGAAGAAGGCACTGTTAGTAATGTAAGTTCCATTGAGCTTTTACCGCTAGACAGTGGCCAGTGGTTAATCTTAGCTTCTTGCGACTACATGTTAAATGATATCTCTAAAGGATATAACGTTAGGAAATACTTGATAGATAACGGTTATCCTTTTTCTCATAATGGCTACCGATACATACCGAGGTCCATGGTTTCAGCCATTGAATCATGGGAAAAGATTAATTCAAAAGAAAACATTACGGTTTCTCAATTGGCGGACTTGTATGAATACCTTGGTAAGACAGGAGTGAAAAGGGGATTTATTACAAGAGTAAAAGAAGACATTAATCCCGGACAAGAGATAGACCTTAAACAAATTTTAGACAACTACGGTCTAAGAGAAGAGTGCCTTGGCAAGGAATGGATAGAGGTGTTCAGTAAAAGTATTGATGTGGAACGAAGAAGTTTTATAGAAAAGGCAAAGAAGAACGAAGAAGATTTACATGGAGAACCGCGTATTGTCATCTCAACGATTCATCAGGCAAAGGGCGGGGAAGCGGAAAATGTTGCTGTGTACTTAGATTTATCTAGGGCCCAGAAACTAAATTCTATTTTAAAACCGGACGGGCTTCACAGGCAGTTTTATGTTGCGGTTACTCGCACTATAGAAAACCTGTACTTGATCCAAGCCCAAGATAATTATTACAGGTACGTTATATGAGTTTTGTTTATAAGCCCCCCACAGAGTGGATTGCTCCGGACGTGTTTCCAACAGAGTTATTGTGTCAGGCTAAAGAAATAGCCATTGACCTTGAAACCAGAGACCCAAACTTAAAAGAGTTGGGTCCTGGGTACATCAGAGGAGACGGAGAAGCCGTTGGTATTTCTTTTGCTATAGACGGGTACGAAAACTACTTTCCTTTCGCGCATGAATCAGGCTTTAACTTTTCTAAAAAGAAAGTATTGGAGTTTACAAAGAAAATCTGCGCTACTGACAGCGACAAAATATTTCATAACTCTACCTACGATGTGGGATGGTTAACGCACCACGGCATCCCGGTTAATGGCAGGATTATTGACACAATGATTGTTGCACCCTTGATTGATGAGAACCAATTTTGGTTTTCTTTAAATGCTTTGGGTCGAGAATATATTAACGAAGGCAAGTCCGAAGGAGAGTTGAGTGCTGCCGCAGAGGAGTGGGGGCTGGACCCCAAGGCTGACATGTGGCGTCTACCGTCCGCTTATGTGGGTACTTATGCAACACAGGACGCCGCCCTCACACTAAAATTATGGAATCACTTTAAGATTCTGCTGGAGGAGCAAAACCTTTGGAACATCTTTGATTTAGAAACCAGAGTTCTTCCTGTGGTTCTTGCAATGAAACAACAGGGTGTTCGCGTGGATGTGCAAAGAGCAGAAAGTTTAAAAGCAGAATTAGTCCGAAGAGAAAAAAAGATTGTACAGCAAATTAAGAAAGAATCAGGAGTTGCGGAAGTACAACTGTGGGCGGCTAATTCTTTGTCCAAAGTGTTTGATGCTTTGGAGCTTACCTATTTAAGGACACCAACGGGGCTACCAAGTTTTACTAAGGCTTTCTTGGAAAACCACTCTCACCCCATCGCTCAGATGATTAGAGAAGCTAGAGAAGTTAATAAAACTCATAGCACATTTATCGACTCTATTCTGAAGCACGAGCATAACGGTAGGATCCATGCTGAGATTAGACAGCTAAAGGGTGAGAGTGGGGGGACAGTCACAGGTCGGTTGTCCATGAGCAATCCGAACTTACAGCAAGTTCCAGCACGCAATAAAGAAATAGGCCCCATGATTCGATCGTTGTTTTTACCAGAAGAAGGAGAGATGTGGTGCTCGGCTGACTTCTCTCAACAAGAGCCAAGGATTTTAACGCATTACGCCAGTCGTTCTAGGTACGACGGAGCAGAAGCTATTGCTGATGCTTACCATGCCGGGGATGCCGACTTCCACCAAGAGGTGGCTAACCTAGTGGGCATTGATAGAAAGACAGCCAAGACCATTGGTTTAGGCATCATGTACGGAATGGGTAAGGGTAAACTAGCAGATCAGTTAGGTGTTAGCGTAGACGAAGCCTCCGTTATTTTGCAAAAGTTTAATACGTACGCTCCTTTTGTTAGGCAGCTTGCGGATTCTGTTATGCGTAGCGCTAATTCAAAAGGTTACATTAAAACTATTTTAGGAAGGCGCTGTCACTTTGATATGTGGGAGCCGCTTAAGTACGGAACGGGCAGACCGTTAAAGCACAAAGAAGCCGTACACGAATACAACGGAGAAATTAAGAGGGCTTTTGTTTATAAAGCGCTTAATAAACTAATTCAAGGGTCAGCAGCCGACATGACCAAACAAGCGATGGTGCACTGCTACGAAGCAGGTTATCTTCCTCTATTACAGGTACACGATGAATTGGTGTTCTCTGTAAAATCTCAAGAGGATGTGGATAATATCTGTCGTTTGATGGAGGAAGCTGTGCAATTGGATATTCCCAACAAGGTGGATGCCGAAATTGGGAAGAATTGGGGGGCTTCAATGGAGGCTCCTGAGAAAAATTAGGATATATCTTAGTTTTAAATGTATAATAACAATAAATTACAGGAGTAATAATGGATACCGAAAAATGGAAAAGTGTGGCAATACGTAAAGAGATTGTTGAATTAGCGTCTGACATTGGTTCAAAGACCGAAAGACCTACCAGCAATGTGTTTGCGTACGCAGTTAAGAGATTAAAGCAAGATCTTGACAGTGGCCGTTTGAACGACGTACCAAAGGTAGACTAATGAAACATCAGATACTGTACGAGTCCCCACATGAGTACAGCGATTTCGTTAGTGAAGACCACGAGACGGGTCGTGTTTACGATTGCAATGGCGTAAAACTTCCTTCTGTTACTACTATTTTATCCGGGACTAAGGAAGGAGACTTCTTAAAGAAATGGGTTGAAAAAGTAGGCGAGGAGGAGGCTGAGCGTATCAGAACAGAGGCTGCAACAAGAGGAACGTACATGCACGACATTCTGGAGCGCCAGATTCGTGATGGCGACATCTGGGATTTTAAGCCTGCAAACGGCGAAGAAAAACGTGCTTACAAAATGGCTTGTGTGATTATGGACCAAGGGTTGCCTAAAGTATCCCAAGTTTACGGCTGTGAAATATCTTTGTATTACCCTGAAAAATACGCGGGTAAAAGTGATGTGATTGGAATACATGACGGAGAACTGGCCATCATGGATTTTAAACAGACCAACAAACCCAAGCGCAGACAGTGGGTGTGGGACTATTTCCAGCAGTTATCCGCTTACGCATTAGCGCACAACGAACTGTACGGCACGAATATACAGAAGGGCGTTATTATGATGTGCTCAGTGGACTGCTTTTATCAGGAGTTTATTCTTGAAGGAGAAGAGTTTAGGCGTGCTGCGGATGCTTGGATGGAGCGAGTGGAAAAGTTTATTAATCTTCGTAAGGTGGAAGCGGAAGAAGTAAATTAAACCGACCCCTCCTGTAAAATTTTTCTCTATCTCTTAATGCTCTTTTAGGATAATAACGTTGAGTAATGGTATTGACTCCGTAGGCAGCAATAACTTGTTGTTCCATATCTTCAGTAACAGTATTGTAAATGTCTTCTGAGTTTTTAGTTGGTTTATATGGAACAAATTGTCCTTTACGAAGTTTGTTATACACTCCTGGAAGCCTATCTTTTAATTGATTTTTAATATTTTTCTGATCTCCGTTTAACGTTTGTGTGGCCAAAAGATCTAAATAAAGTTCTTGCTGTATTTCAAATACAGATTGATTAGCATTGTCGTACCCCACTAATAAATCTTCGGGAGTTACTAACCCATAATCGTTAACTAAATCTTTAAATTGATAACCGGCGTTTCCTATACGTTTTTGATAATTTGCAATACTGTATTTAAAATTAAGTGTCGGGTTAACTCGATCGGTACGTATACCCATTAAAGACATGGTTGCAGGAAAAGACTCTTGCAGCTTTCCGTATTTTTTAAAAGACGTTTCGTCCGCCGCTGTACTGTCCATAACAGCTTGAATTTGAGCCCAAGCGCCGGGTTGTGCTTTAGACCAAGCGTAATTTAACATCGACACTGCTTGATCCCCTAAGTTATCTTCTGGTTTAGCTATTGGGTAGCCGTTTGCATTTCTGTTTTGAAGCACTTCCATCGTAATCTTTGGACCAATACCCACACTAGAATAAGGCTCTAAAACATTAAGCACGGCTGTTCCCACTGCATACGTTACAGAAACTGGGTAAGAAGAACCCTCCATACGATTTTCTTTTGTAGCAGTTAAAATAGTAGGGATAACTCTAGCAATTTCATCGTAGACTAAAATATAACTTCCGTCTATGTACGTAAACCCTCCTCCTTTTGATTGAGGTATTTTTTCTAGTGGTATTATGGGGCTGTATTTTGACCAAAGTGGTAAGGTTCTTTTAGCCGCTTCAAGTTCTTCATCCGTTACGTCGGATAAACTTTGCGCCACTGCTTGAATTGTTGTACTTAAACCATAAGTTGCTGTGCCAAAACCAATGCCACGTTTTAAACCGGCTCCTCTCATGCCACTAAAAGTCATGTCTTTGTAGGCAAGTCCTGCAATATTAAACCCCGTTCTAAAAATTTCTGTGGGGAACGCAATAAAATTACCAAACGGAGTTTTACGAATCATGTTTGCAAAGTTTCCTACGTAATCGTAATTGGGTATGGTTTGCCTAACTTTAAAAGCCGCAATTTCATCCACCATATCTGAGAAAGTTCTTCCTGTTATAGAACTTTGCAAGCCTAAATGCTCTGCGTATTCGCTAAGTCTTTTTTCATCACCTTTAAAATTTTTCTCTATCTGCTTTCTTTCTGCTTGCCACGCCGCTATTTTCCAAAAATCATCCGCCGCTGTGTACAGTCTGGTAGGCACATCTGCTAATTTAGCCGCCCAAGGTTTACCGTTTTTCATGCTTAATAACTTAGTGGCTAATTGTCCTGCACCGCTACCCGGATCTTTAGCTACTTCGTCAAACGTTTTTAAAATTTCTCCGAGTCTTGCGTTGGTGTTAATAATTCCCAATTGCAAAAGTTTTCGGTATGTTTTTTCTGCTTGCATACGTCTTGAAAGAGGCCTTCCTTGTGTATCAAAACCCCCGGCAAATAACTCATCGCGCAAAACATTAATGGACTCCACTAAATTTTTACCACCAAAATGACCATTACCTAAGTAAAAAAGACTTGCGGATAAGAAGTTACGCATTTGAGCTGAAACACTGTAGACCGTTTTTCCCGCTTGAATAGCAATTTTTGGCACAAGAACCATGGTTTCGTAAACTTGCCACAAAGCACTTTTATTTTTTTCTACTACGCCAATGGCTTCGGCTACTTGTTTAGTGGTGTACATCCCGCTAATAGGAAGACCCAGTTTTTCTTCAATTTGTTCTGTAAACAATCCTGATTTAACAGGAGAAAATAAACGCCCCCCAGGAGTGTCACTAAGTCCTTCTAACTTATTATAAAAACGCATGTTTTCTAAAATACTGGCGACCCGTGTTACCGTGTTGGTAAGAACTTGTGCGGGGTTAGTAATTTCTCCCATTAGTTCTTTCCATTCTTGCGGAATAGATTGTCTTTCTTTTAATACACCAGTAGCCAGTTCAAGTTCTTTACTTTCTGTTTTACTGGGCTTAAGGCCCGCCATAACTTTAATACCCGTTTCTGCGTAACCTTTATTTCTGTTGGTCATTAAATTATTTAACCAAGTGTTTGCCTTTTCTTTGCTACCAAGCACTTTAATAACTCTACCGGCTTGTAAAGGGTCTGTTAATAAGCCGTTTAAATCTTTTAATTCCTGTACCGTTGAGTCTGTGGCATTGGCTATAGACTCCAGTGTTTCCCCCGATTGCACAGTATATTCCGAAAACTTTAGTCTCCGATGGGCTGCTTTTGCGTTTTCTACTTTTTGTATCATGGCTCTGCTTCCTTTGGTTAAGCCTAATCTGTTCCAAAAACTTACGGGGTTGTACCCTAAATCAGGTTCGTAAATTTTAAAAGACTGGGTTAGATACTTACCCATGTTTTCTTGTATAACTTGCTTTCTTGTTTTGTTACCAATCTTTTCAATTAAAACATCATTTGGAAGTTCTTTTATTAGTCTGTTACTTAACGTATCAATTAGTTTTCTAGCCCTAATTGCAAAGTCTCTCATGCCCTCAGGAAGTTCCTCTAATGAAGCTACTTTTAAACTGTTATCTACGTTTTCGTTCAATTGTTTTTGTAAAAAATCCATCTCTTCAGTGATGGAAGCTTTTTGTTCATCGGTTGCGTTGTTTAATTCAGTCTCAAGGTTCTTTAATTTTTGTTCTTTAATGACTCTGTTTACTTTATCCAAAGGAATTGTTTTTTTAGCCCCGCTTAAATAATCCATAACCAATTGATCGGCTTCCGTTGCGGATAAAATTTCACCTCTTTGCAAAGCAGCTAATCGAACTTCTTCCCATTGATAGGCTATACTTTGCGCCGATTTATTGATAGAACGTAGTCTGCCAATACGATCTCGGTCAGCCATAAAACCATCAAAACCTAAAGGTCCCGACGGTTGAAACCCAAACGCTCCTCCTTTAAGACTAGAAAAAAATCTACCTATAAAACTTTCCTGGTTTACTTTTTTACCAAAAACTTTAAAAGATCCTTTACGAAGAGTGAGTTGTTGGATAAGCGGCCCCTTTTCTACGTCGCCTTCTTGAAGAACAAAATCTGAATAACTTTGCCCTGTTTCGTTTAAGTATTGACCATCTTCTGTTTTTGTAAAAATTCGATTGCCTACTTTAATTTCAATGGCCCGTCCTTTATCAATTTCTCTTTGTGCTTTGTTTTGACTTTCTGTATCTTCTTCAACTTCTAATGGAAGAACTTCTGTTTGATTGGCTAACGCTTCTAAATCGCTGTTATTAATCTCAAAAATAGCTTCTCGTTTGGCTATATCCGCGGCTATTTCCATTTTTCCTTTGCCTTGAAATTCTTCGTTTGTAAAGCCAAGTTTACGAGCCATTTCTAAAAGTTTTTCTTTAGAATTGGTTCGGTCTAAATTTTGATAGAACTTACGAAAAGTAGGGGAATCCATGCCGGCTTTTGATTTTCCATCGGCTTCGTTTAGTGCTCTGGCTTCATAATTAGCTAACAGAATAAGTTTGTCTTCTCTGGTGTTAACGGAAGCAAACCGATCAGCAATGCCTTCTTCTTCTATATAAATGTCTAAGTCTTCATCAGAAAGAACTTCAAGTGTTTTAAGTTGCTCGTCTACTTTATCTTGAAAAGTTAATTCAGAAAGACCGGCTTCTTCCATGTCGTACGATATGTCTTCTTTAACCCGTTTGTCTCTTTCAAAATCTTTAATTCGTTTAATTAATTCTGCTTTTCTTTCTTGTTCTTCTCCGCTTTTGTATTCAAAACGTTTAATGTTATTGTCATCTGCGTACTGTTCAAGTTCACTTAAACTTTTATTGTCGAGCTCTTTAGCCGACCATTCTTCTATTTCTACTTCCCGCGCAGCATTTTCTTCGTTTATTCTTGTTTGATCCGCTGCTCTTTCATTCTTACTTTTTTGCGTCAGAGCTCCGCTAACTGTTCCTAACGGACCACCTCCAATTGCTCCTAATACAAATGAATTAACTAATGCGCTGGTTAATTCATCCTCGTCTAAAGAAACCCCGGTTGAATATTCTGCTACGTAATCTTGAGTTAATTCTTGTGCCGCTTCTGTGGAACCTTCTGCGGCTGCGGTAACAAGTCCTTGGGCCATCGCTCGTGCAGCCACGGTTTTAGTTACGCCTCTCTCAACCATCTTAGTTATTAAACTATCCAATACTTCTCGACCACCTCCGGTTCTTTTTAAAACGTGTGGCAACACACCTTTTAATCCCACCGCTAATGCCGCTGTGTCTAACGCGCCTACTATGGCGCCTCCGCCCATTGCTGCTAAAGGATCCGAATGATCGTCTCCCGCTCGGGCTTTCATCTCTCGGTCAATTTCCCCTGCACTTAAAAAAGCAGAAGGTAAAAATGCTCCTGCTATGCCTCCAATAACTCCTCCAACAAATGTACCAATTCCTGGAGCAATGGCTGTGCCTATAGCTGCTCCGCCTTTAGCGCCAAGAAAAGCCGTGGGCACGGAAGCCGCAATGGACGGAAGCACTTGCGGTAGCGCGTTTGTAAAAACGTAATCCACAGCAGATGTGCCAAAATCATCTAAAGGATTTTCAATATCCTCTACCATCATGGGGCGACCGTACTTAGCGGCCTGTGCTTCGTTAAACGCTACGCCACGATTACCGGCTTCAATCATGCGTTCGTTTTCAAATTGTTCTCCTAGTACACGAACTCCCGCCCAACCACTGGCTTGCAGTTGATCCACGGTTTGACCCATGACTTCAAAGAAACTGGGGTCTTCGTCGGCAAGAGGAGTGCTTGAAGAAATTTCGCCTAAGTCTAATGTGCCTAAATCTATTTCATTTAAATCTATTTCATTTAAATCTATTTCATTTAAATCTATTTCATTTAAATCTATTTCATTTAGATTTAATTCGTCTGGGTTAATAGACATAATCTATTAGGATTGGTCAAGAATACCGTTGTTATTAAGTCCTTTATTAAACAAAACTAATATCTGTTGATATGTAACACTAGGCTTTCCTTGTTTAACCAACCTAAAAAAGTCTTTAAAACTTAACCCTTCTTTAGTTCCTTCTTTAGTTTTAAGAGTAATTGTAATGGTTTCGTTTCCTTCGTCGTCTAGTTTACTGGGTAAGTTTTTTCCTGCGAAAGAAGGTAAAGGCCAGTCTCGCATTATAAAGAACTCTATGGCTTCTTCTGCATCGTCAGGAGATTTAGACATAGATTGGAATATATTCATTAACGCAATTGGATTTCCACGTAAAGCGTCGCGTTCACTTTCCGTCATTGTTGCAACTTTATTAAAAGCTAAATCTCTTTTAGCTTCTATGTCCATTTTCATTCGTTCTAAGGCGCTTTCGTTAGCGCTTAGTTGTTGTGGCATGTTACTCACTGCTTCTGCTTCAGCCGCGTCCGCTTGGCCCATAACATCAAACAATCCGCTTAAACCGCTTTGTTTGGTTTTGCCCCCTAAATACGCCGCACGTCTAGCAAGTTCTTGTTTTTTCTTTTGCAGTTCAGAACTGTCTGAGCTTACCGTGCTAAGCGCTTTAAGCTCTTCAAGAATTTTTTCAGAAGAATCTTCTTCTCCTGTAGGAGTAGGAGTAGGAGTAGGAGTAGGCGTCGGTGTTGGAGTCGGAGTAGGCGTCGGTGTTGGAGTAGGAGTAGGCGTCGGAGTAGAAGTAGAACCAGTGCTTGCCTGACTTCCGCCTAAACGTTCATATTCAGCTCCGGTTAGCGCTTCTATTTCTTTTGCCTTTTTTAACTGTTGTAAAATTTTTCTTTTGTTTCTAGGGTTTGTTTCTTCGGCTAATTTATCTTCTAGTTCTATTCTTTTATTATGAGCGTTGGTGTATACATATCGTGCATCATCAAGTTCAGTGTTTACATAAAGGCTTGAAACCTCATCATCAGTAACTACTCCACCCGGTTCATAACCTTTTAGTCCGCCGCCTTGCATGGCAGGTATCACGGACGTTAACCCTTGAAGTTTAGCCATAAATTCTGGCGTAAGAATGGTGTCATTTGTTCCCGTTTTCTGACGGTATTGCTCATCAATTGCGATTAATCTTTCTTTAACGGGTTCTTTTAATTGTTCCGGTGGTGCGCCTTCTTGGATGGCTTTATTAGCCGCTTCTACCGTTGCTAGGGCTACTTCTTGGTACTTAGCTTTTAGCTCCAACACTTCCATTTCTTCAAGTCCTTGGTCCATGGTCATTTCTTCACCGCCCATGTCTCCACCGGATAGAGCCATGCCGTTGCTGGCTGGCATATCAGGGACCTCTGGATTAGAAACAGCAGCCATGGTGTTTAATGCATTGTTTATGTCGCTGTCGCCTTCTTCAAACAATTCTGCGCCCACCATTCCACCTGCTTGCATAGCTGGCACTCCTTGTGCTAAAGCTGTTTGCAAATTAATCATACCCACAGCAAATTGCTGTACGGCTTCTGGAGGAAGTTGCAGTCCTTGATCGGTTGCTGTTTTTTGTAATAATTGAGCTCTAGCTTTTGGTACGCTTATGCCTTGTTGTGCAGCTATCATTGCAACACGTTGTTCTATAGATGGTTCAGCAGGAGCGGCTGGCCCTGTTATTCCTCCTCCTTCATAGCCTTGTCCATGCACAGCTCCGGGCATCACGGTTCCATTAGGCATTGTGTGCGTGGGGTAAGGCGTCATTCCGCCACCCATCATTTGAACGATACCGCTGGGGCGTCCTCCAAACATTTGTCTGCTTTTCCAGTTCATTATTCTATGGCTCCCAACAGTTTTAAAAGACCCGCTAAAGAATTAACCCCGGCTTCGTTTCCAAACGTTGTCTCAACTCCTGTGCTTGGCAATAATCTTTGTAACACACCACCTAATATACCCAATCTATTGCCCGGCTCCTGAGACAAACTGGTGGCCGCATCGTATTGAGATTTGAACATATCGTCTTGTATACCTCGGCTTGTGCCACCTTGCTTATTAAGCATGTTTATTTGATTCATTAAATTACTTTGTCCCGTTGTGCCTAATCCTGCAAAGTTAGTACCCATTTGCCCCATTTGAGTTCCAAGCGATCCCAGTCCTTGGCCGAATTGACCAAACTGTCCACCTAATTGACCCATTCCTGCGCCAAAGTTTCCAAATTGACTGCCCAGTTGCCCCAGTCCTTGCCCAGCTGCTTGTGCGGCAGATCGAGCCCCTTCAAAGCCTCTTGAACGAATTTTTCCTACGGCTTCCATAGCGCCACGGCCTTCTTGTCTTGCTCTTTCGCCCGCCATTATACGACCACGAGAACCGCCAAAAGCTCCTTGTCCTACTTGTCCTGCTCTGTCTGCGTAACCTTGCCCAATGCCCGCTTCTTTTAAATCCGCTAACGTTTGTTGTACTACGCCAGTTTCGTAAGGGTTGTAAAATTGTTCAGCTGCACCCGGAGCGTAAAACGAACTGGCTTGATCGGTTAGATTGGCCCCTCTGCCGTACATGCCAATGCCTACATTAGTAGCATCTGCGCCTCTGCCGTACATGTCTCTGCCTTGTTGTTGAGTGCCGTAGCCCCCTTGCATCATCTGTGCGCCTTGCTCAAAGTACGGAGTAAATCCTCCTAATCCACCCGAAAGTTCACGGGCTTTTAATTCTTCGGGACTTAACCCAGCAACTTGTCTGACGGGTACTGGTGTGGGTTGTTTGGCAAAATCGAACATGGAGTTCAAATAGCCTTGTCGCATGGCCTGCACCCACGGTTCTTCGTAAGTTGCCCGTGTTGTGTTATTTGCGTAAGCGGCCATTATCTCATCCTTCCTGCGTTCTCTGCTTGGTGCATTAAACTGTATAAGTATTCAGGGGTTAGGTTTTGCGTGGCTTTTCTTGTCATCACAAACTCTCCGGGTTCTAACATGGCTTGTGTTATGTCCCCCGGTCCGTCCATCCTATTTTCTAAACTGGCTATCCCACCCGCTTGCATACCATCTGGTTTATAAGGCATAGGCAATGCTCTTGAACCCGGTTGTCCTGGTCTTAAAAGGTGGTCCTGCATGCCCGGCATTCCTGGTATATCATTGGGACGAGAACCATGAGCATGTGAATGAAGCTGTGGGTGATGATGAGCTAACCCACCCGCTTGCATACCCGGAGGGGGAGCAGTAGTAGGCGGCATATTATTGAAAGTAGTGGGTTGATTGGCATAAGCCATGCCCGGTAATAAAGCTGGTTGTATGTTAGAAATTCGATAGTCTGGAAGAGGACTTCCTCCGCCGTAGGCTTCTTGTCCAATAGGAACGTATCCTGCGGAACCGCCGTCTCGATCGTCGTCCAATAATTTTTTACCTAACAAGATTTTTATTAAATCGTTGTCCAGCATGTTTTTAGTGCCACCCGCTAAACTGGATAGTAGGTCCATAATTCCACCACCGTCGTTTTCCTTGTTGTTTGAACCGCCTGAAAGACCAAGAAACTCAGCAAAGAAATCTCTTACTTTAGGACCAAACGTTCCTCCAAATGGTCCTGTTTCTTCGCCAAAATCATATAAATCGTTAGAATCATACCCTTGTTCTTCAAAATAATTATCCATCCAAGAACTTATTTGACCTTCAGGCGTAAAATCCATACTTCCTACATCATAATCGTCCCCATATTCATAATCGTCTATCCAGCTGTAATCATCAGCGCCGTAGTAATTTGTGGCGTTGGGGTCAAGAAAATTATCCAGCCAATTTGGATCACTAAAGTCTTCATCGTCCATCCAGCTGTAATCATCCGCGCCGTAGTAATTTGTGGCGTCATTGTTCAAGTAGCTTTCTAAAGAATAATCATCTGCGTCATAAGTATAGTCATCAAGATCTGTAGTGAATATATCGTCCCATAAAGTTGTGTCTGCCATAATGTCCCCTATCTTATCGTCTTTTTTAGTCTTTGTCTTGTTACTTATCTTCCCCTTTAAAGGACTTACTTGAACCTGAAGTACCTGCATAAAGACCGAACCATGCTGCACCTGCACCTACCACAATAGAGATTAATCCCGATTGCTCAAAACTGGGTGATTCTAAATCCATGAACCAAAAGGTAGTGTAATACAATAAATACATATAAACACTTAAAAAAGCTCTTGGAAATATACGCCAACTGTCTATGGCTTGAGCAAGAAATATCCACCTTTGATGCGGATTCTTAGTTCCTTCGTCCTCTAACTCTCTTATTCTGTCTTTTAAAGTGGATTGTTCTTGTAACAATGCCATGAACTTACTAAGGTCGATTTCAACCTCATTTCTGTCCATGTCTCCACCAAATCTTCCTGAACCATCATTCATTGTTTTCTCCTTCCTCTTCTTTATCGTAGTCTCTGTAGAACTTTATAATACCTAGTACTTCTTTTATATACCTAGTTATGTCTGCCATATCCATACTTAAATGTTCGTATTCTTTGCTGGATAAGGTATAAAATGCCCTTCTTGGTGCGTCTCCTTTTTCTAAATTATCTAAATACAATTGCATACTGTCTGGAGTTAGTATCTCCCAATCAACTGGATCCATTTGCACTTCCATTGGTAAAGGCGGATGGTACATCGGTTGTTGTTTAGAAATGGTGGTTACGGAAACAGGCTTGACCCTATCCCCCATCATAGAACAGCTTGAAGCCACTACGGCCAAACTAAGTATTATTGCTAACTTCTTCATCAAATTGGTTGGGATCGGTTAATTTTTCTAAGTTTTCTAAAACTCGTTTAGAAGCTCTGTTTATTTTGCCTTGCATAAGTTCTGGTTTTGCTAAAGTTAATTCATCTAGGTCGTGTTTAGCAAATGTTTTTCTTAATTTATTAACATCACGCATCGCTTCTTGCTTCTCTTTTTCTAAAGAAGCCATAAGCGTTTGGGCCTTTTTTTGGTTGTTTAAAGCGGTTTCAATGGCTTCGTTTTGTTCTTGAATCTTAGTCTCTAAGACAAGTTGATTGCCCTTTAATGTTCCTATGTTATCTTGAAGTCTGTCTATGTACCACGCAGATCCAGCCACCGTTGATAACAATAAAAACCCCAAGATCAAAGCTAACTTCATTTAGGCTCCACGGGGGTAAACAGCCCCTTTTCTATTAATATAGCACGATTTGCCATGTGAGCGTCGTGTACTAGAGCCTTATTTTGGGCGTTGTATCTTACTGCATAACATTCTTTTATCATTAATTCATTAACGTTACGCATTGAGCCTTCTTCAAACTCTGCCCAAACTTCGGCTATTACTCGTCCAAACTTACCTTTTGCATCTTTTATTTTAGTCTTTAATACAATCTTTTTTCCTTTAATAGTTTCTTTAAGGTAGGCTTTACTAAGTTTACCTCGCGCTTTTTCATCCAAGTCACGAGTCCTCGACTCGGGCGTATCAATAGCAGCCAGACGGACCCTACAAGCATGAAGGACATCGAACCCAAGATCAAGAATAACATCCATAGTGTCACCATCAACCACTCTTTTAACTTTGCATTTATATTCGTACATATCAACACTTCCACCTTTTGCGCGCTTGTCTGATCCTTGAATTAGGATCATTCTTTGTTTTAGCAGAGCTTTTCTTAAGCTGACCCGCAGACCTTGCGCAATAAGATGTACGTCGGTTCGCTGCCTTACTGCCTGGTTTTACTTTGCCTGTAACGGCTGTTTGCAATTTAGATCCAGGGTTCTTTTTTCTATAGGCTTTAACACCTGTTTTAGTCATGCCCGCGCCACTTTTGGTAGGGCGATAATTAGCCCCCTTACCTTTAGTGGTTTTTCGTATTGCTTTCTGCCTTGCCGCCATTATTTCTTAGCCGTTTTCTTAGCTCGTTTAAAATTTGCTTTTGTTGGAGCTCCTTTAGTACCGGGCTTTCTCATTTTTTCTTTTGATCCAGCTTTTATTCTTTTTCTTTTAGCGTGTATGTTCGCGTACAGTCCTTTTTTAGCCATTATGGTCTCCTTAAAGATTTTTTATAGTTAGAAACTTTTCCACTTTTCATGGGTTTTCTTTTTATTTTTTTAACTCTAGCTACCATGAATCATTTTTTCCTGTAATCTAACAGCTCTATTTCCTACTTGTGTAGCCCATTTACTGTCCATCATTTCTTTCCCAGCGGTTTCAAAATCGCCTGCTTCTAAAGCCGCTAAAAAATTTTTAAAGTTCTTTAATCTAGGGCAACCTAAGTTAAAGCACATATTAGCAAGAACGCGTTGGCGTGTCTCGTCTAGCTCTTTCCACCACGGCATGTTTCTGTCTAATTCGTCGCACACAATGTCTATATCATTGTGTAGACATTCGTTGATTCTTTTATCTGATACTGGAGTCCCTTCGGGCTGATTATTTTCTGGATCTGTGTCCAAGATTAAATGGCCTACTCCAAGCGTAAGGAATCCAAGATGATCTGCGTATATTTTATTTATACAACCTTCATCAACAATTAATTCTTTTATTAGTTTTTCTTTATTCATTATGTATACCATTTTTCTATACCCCAACCATATTTAGGTCCGGTTATATTTATTGTTACGTTACCATCAAGTGTTACCGTTACCTCTCCTACAGACGCTTTTGCTTGTAGACCTACTTCTTCTTCTGTGGATAAATTGTACCAATTTGTACCATCAAAATACTGTAGAACTTCTCTAGTAGTATTCCAAATAATATCACCAGCATTAAATAAATTTTCATTGCGGATTGTTTCTGTAAATTGCGGAGTAGCACTTGGATCAAAACCAGCAAAAGCTATTTCAACAGTTCTAACCATTCTGTTATACACAAAAGAAGGAACAACTAAAGGATCAAGAGAAATAGGTAATTTTGTGTTTAATAGTTTAGCCATTATCTACGACCGCTTGGTTTAACATCCATACGAGTGTCTCCTAAAACCCAGCCCACACCTCTTTGTGCACTAACATTTGAATTATCATCATCAGACTCTATTCTAAAAACCATTTGTCGCGCGCGTAGGCGCGTATCTAATCTTGTTGTTGTCCCAGTTACGTTTTGCGTTGTGTTGGTTACTAAAGACTCACCGGGGTAATTTCTAGTTTTTAAAACAAAATTAATGGTTTGGTCTGACCCACCACTCCCTGTAAATTTAACGTCAGGTATGACTCTACTAATCGAAGAAAAATACTCTCCTTCTTGAATATCTAAATCACTGGATTCTATAAAAACATTGGACATTGCAGAACCATCGTCGTCGTTACCTTCTTCATGTTGGTATAAATAATTTGTTGAATCGCTTTTGCCTGTGGCTCTGGGGTACGCAACAATACCTTCATCAAGCCATGCAAAACGTGCCAGTTCTCCTATGCTCCACGTTTGTTCATTGTAGTTATACGTTACATAACGATCTATTTCTGTGCTAGAAGCAGAAGGATAAAACCACCCAACTTCGTCAAATTGTTTATTTAAAAATCCGAAAACTTTATGAGACTGATTTTCATTAAGATCACTAAAAACATAGTTATGAACGCTACAAGGAACAGGCACTACGTTTCCTGCATAATTATAAAACCCTTTTCTATCCATCCAAAATATTCCTTTGGCTGTATTTACGGATCCTTTTGGGCTAATTAATCCAACACCTTCATTTAATAATGTTGTTCCAAATACGTAAGGAGGGCCTATAAACGATAAAGAATACAGTGAAGTATCTGTCCAAACTAAAGTTTCTTGCCCCGCTCTCATTGCTCCAATAATTAAAGACCCAGCAGAAAGTCTAAGAGATCCTGCTGTATTAGTAGACAATGGTTCCCATTCAACAGCATTTTCTTGGTCACTCCAAGCAATAAGCATTGGATCAGATGCACTTGTTCTAACATTAGTATCATCAATTGCATCCGCCCCAAAACAAATTACATGTCTGTCTATATCACTTACTAATATCTGTAAGGCTATAGTAGGAACTAAATTTGCCCCTGTAAGTTCTGTAAAAGGTTTAGCTCGAACACTAGAACCTCCACTTTCATCCCAATAATATATACCGCCTCCGCGAACGTTCATAAGAAGATCTTCGCCGAAATTATCGTGTGACCATAAACGTAATTGATTACCAGAACTTAATGCAGAAGAACTACCAAACGTACTCGTCCCCCATGTACTTGCTCCCCAACCTGTGCTTTGAACATAAACATCAAGACCCACGTTAATTTGGTACGCCCCGTCTACCCCTGAGCCCCCATTTCCTGAGTCACTAGAATTAGCTGTAACGGTATCCCCATCCGTATCTTTAGCAGTAAATGTGTAAGTGTTAGCTGAGGGAACCGAAACAATTTGATATTCTTGGTTCAACACGGCGGCGGTAACTAGGCCCCCTAAAGATACGGCTCCTGAAATAGTAACGAAATCGTTAGCCACACAACCATGGCTAGAATCTGTGGCGGTTATGGTTGAAGATCCATCCGTTGCTGCAAAAGTAATTCCATTGGTTGTTGTAGCACGAATAGGGGTGATGTCATCAAAATTCTGCCCAGTTGAAACGTAATATTTCCAAGTGGTTCCAAGCCCTAAATATTTTGTCCCCCCGGTATCCACCCAACCGTGCAAAGCCCGGCCTGTGCCTAAATAGCTTGTGTCAGTATCTTTTTGCCAACCGCCTATTTTTTCAGGGCGTCCTTGACGAAACCTTACTAAATTACCATTGAACCAACCGCCTTCGTTACTGTAATCAGTACCTTCACGATTGATTCCTGGTTTGAATGTGTATTTGGCGTATGGCATATTTCATCTTAAAAAACTTGCTGAGCTAATATAGCCCCAGCACTTAATAATAGTGTAACTAAAGTAGCGATAACAAATAGTTCAAGACGTTTAATACGACTAATGGTTTCTAGCCAACGCTCAGCACAAATTGCTTCATGTTTATCAAGATCTGCTGCGACTTCTATGGTAGTTTTTCTGGCCATCTATTTGTCTTTAGCCTTGCCAATGTTTAAAGCTAAAAAATCAATAACTTTATAAAGTTTTGCTAAAAACTTATCTCCTTTCGGAGTAGGGGTTACAGCAGCCACTAATGATGCTATTGCGACAATAGCGGTTATCCATACAAATATATTTATATATACCATTTAATTTACCTCTTTGGTTTCTTCTTCTAAAACTTCTTCAGCGACTTCTTTAGAAGCCTCAACAAAAGCATTTTGAAATACTGACATACTGGCAGCTACTTGGTCTAATTGAAATTTAAGACTAGCTTCTTTGTTTCTCAAATCCAGTAATTGCGAGTGCAAGTATTTTTGTTCGTCAGACAACTCAGACACTTTTATCTCTTTATCGTCTATAAAGACTACGGCTTCTTCGGTCATATTATCTCCTTAGTTTGCTGCTATGTAATCCGTGCCAGTTGTAACGGCTGCAACGTGTGTAGTTTTCTTACTGTCTGCTGCTCCTTTTACGTTTGGTGTATCATCATCTGCATCTACAGGTTCATAAAGCAAGATAGTTGAAAGGTGGTCAACATTACGTTGTACCACTTCATTTATATCTGCTTGAGACATAGTTGTATCTACTTCTTCTGTACCACCAACATGAGTTGATTTTTTGCCATTAGTATTAACGTCATTTATTACAGTTACGCTATCGGTTCCCGCTGCTAAGACTTCTGTTACTGTTTGTGCCATTATTTTTCTCCTAATTTAATTTTTAATTCTTCGACTTCTGCCGAAAGTTCTTGTACTGCTTTTACTAATACTGGTATAACTGCTGCTTCACCAACTCTTTGTTGTCCAGTAAGGTCATTATCATCCCACATACCAAAGCCATCTTTAATATCGCTGTGTTTATCAATAGCTGCTTTAACTTCTTGAGCTATAAAACCGTGTTGAGATTTAGAGTTTTTATAAACTTCTGTAGAGCCTTCTTCATAACCTTTAAAGTTTTCAGGTAAATCACCTTTGTTTTTATAATTAAAAGTTACTGGTCGAAGGTCGTTGATAAAGGCTAAACCTACAGTAGCATCTTCAATATCTTTCTTAACTCTTTCGTCTGATACAGTAGCCCAAGTTGCAACACCATGCTCTGCTCGAATATCAGCAGCACCTTGACCTATAGTTGTGAAGTTGTCTGAGCATGTAAGATTATATCCGAAACCTTGAGCATTACTACTAGTTGCCCCTACTGTAGAAATGCCAGAACCAACTAGAACATTATATGAGCCTGTAGTTATGTTCCTACCTGCTTGTTTGCCTACTGCTGTGTTTTCGGTTCCAGTGCTAGTGTTTTCTAATGCTTCAACTCCTACTGCTGTGTGGCTTGTTCCTGTTGTGACATCAAGTGCTGCTGCTCTACCGACTCCAACATTATCACCACCAGTTGTTGCCTTACCAAGTGCTTCATAACCAAGTGCAGTATTGTTAGCCGCTGTGGTATTAGCGTCTAAAGCCTGCGTACCAACAGCCGTGTTATTTGCTCCTGTGGTGTTTGCGTATAAAGCTTGAGAACCTATACCAGTGTTGTTTGCCCCCGTGGTATTTGCATACATAGCTTGACCACCAAAAGCAGAGTTATCTGCTGCGGTTGTATTTGCAGTTAATGCAACATGA